GTGTTTGTGTTGAAAACATCTACAACCTGAGTGCATATTGTTTCAATCGCTTCTCCATCACCGTACAGCACAGTGGTCTCTGCTCGTTCATCTACAATATTGCATTCGCCTTGTGGCATCACATACCCTTTACATATTGGGCATCTGTCTCTGGTGTTATGCTCTGCCTTATACACTGATACGGTATTACATTGCAAACATTTAACCATTATACCTTTCACTCTACAACCTCCCAATCGTCAGCCATCAGATCATCTGGTGTTGGATTCCAATGTGCAGGGTTTTTGTCACTCTTATGAATAGTAATCGGCGTTGAAAGCCAGAACTCTACGCCGCACGGATTCCAAAACTTTCGTCTTATGTTTGTTTTCCTCTTGTTGGCTTCCTTAACAGCCTCATGTATAAACATTAACTATTCCTCCTTCTGCGGTATTGGTATTGGATTGCCCTCTGCGTCAAATGTACAACGGTCCTGTATCTTACTCCGCTGTATGAAGTGTCCTTCTTCCCTGTCGTGGCATTCCTTGCATTCGTATTCAAAGTTACCATGGTTCAGAGATATTAGAGGATCATTAATATTCTCTGGAGTCAACGGAATCTTATGGTGTACCATGTATCCTAATCTCTCATGGCATTTCTCACACAGTCCACCATCAATTGCTATACGATCCGCTATGTATGCTTTCCTACATCTACGCCATGGCATACCATCATAGAACGCTCTGGCGAATTCTTTAGCCATCTATCACCGCCACCAGTTCGGTCTTTGCATCAATAACCTCGCACTTTATTCCAAGCTTATCAGTATATTCTTTTGCGATTGCCTCCCTGTCTTCCTTGCGGCAATGCACTGTTGCCCTGAACACTATCATTTTAGAGTCTATTGATATAACTGGAACTGCTTTTACCTTTCCTTCATTGTCAATCATAATAGGCCCCGGAATCCCATCAATGCATTCTCTTAATTCTTTTGCTTTTCCGATTAATTCATCTAATCCCATTCCGGCTTCAAAATCTATTCTTATTTTTTTATGCAATGGCTTTACCACTTCTATACCATCATCACCATGGTGAAGTGGAAATCCCGGTCTTTCTGAGCCAGTTCTTTTCCATACTCCAAGTGGTTTGTTCGGAGCATTTACATTCTCACAAAACCCTATGTAGCTGCTCCATTTATCAAGCATTTCACCACATATGCACTGATGCCCATCTTTTTCGTCCATTTTTTCAATAGAATACACTCTTCCACATTTCTTACATTTTAAAAGTATTGCTCCCATCTCTTATCCTCCTTTATTTTTTTGCATATAAAAAGCACCAAGGTAATCACCTCAGTGCTTAATGATTAGTGTAGTATTATGCTTTCCGTTGTTAATCCTTTCCCAGGCTCCGCTATTTTTATCCCATCCTCATCATAGTAATAGACATATGCTATTTGTGTATCTTTAATAGCTTTATACTTCCAGCATATTGATATAATTCCCTCATTCAATTTCTTACAAAACAACATTTTATCTCTTTCGCTTGAGGCATACCACGCGTCGTTTTTGACCGTAATGTTGAACATGCTATTGCTTACGGCTTCCATATTCTGCACATTGTCGAATGTGTAAGCATACTTTAGCAAATCTGTTGCCATGGCAGTATAATCAATCTTAGGTTTTAATAGCATTGATATTATCCAAACGATCATTATAATTCCTACTATAATTGCAGGTATTACCAGTTTATAAAACTTTATTTTCTGTGTTTTATCCATATCGTTCCCCCTCCTTTTGATACCAGTATATACCATTTCCGTACAAAAGAAAACACCCATCACGACATAACCATGACAGGTGTTTCCTTAGGAGGTGTATTATGATGAAGTTGAATCGGCCCACCTGGGCTTGAACCAGGGTTTTCAGTCAAGGGGATTACTGTTGTTCTGCCGCTGAACTATGCGCCGATCAAATCGTAACACTCGGATTCGAACCGAGAACCAACCGGATATAAGCCGGGTGCTCTAACCGTTGAGCTATGTTACATTATGCCGGAATCAAACCGGCATGCCCTTAAGTATAAAATCCTTAATGGGAAGTTTTTTGCAGCATTCGTACTGCGTGATACCTAGTGAACATAAGGGGAGTGTATGTTTTCACTAGTTCCAGTTTACATTATATAATGTTTGAAACGGAAAGAGCGGAAAAAACGGAATTAGTTTAAATATTTATATCCCAGTTTCTTTACCCACAAAATTATCAAACTCTTTCCTTATCGCATCACCTGTCTTGTCCCCTCCTAATTTCGCAGCCACCGTATCCCATGATTCACGTTCAAATAATTTGTATTTGATGATCCTCTGCATTCTCGCCGGGATTCTGTTCATATACCTTTCAACCATTCTTCTGGTTTCTCCGGTTTTCCTTGCCCTTTCTCTTAGAATTTCCTCATCTTCTTTCAATGTATCTGCGTCCTCAGGTGTGTATGATATTCCGGATATGTGAAAGTTCTTTGCTGTGTAAGGAAATGTACTCATAGATCCTTTAACTGAATCCTGCTCTATTGTTTTCTTCTTACGCTCCAGCTTCGCAATATCCCTGATTGTTTCCTCCTGTAGTGCCTTTGCATCTATGTAATCCTTCAAAGCTGTAATAATCTCATTTTCCTTTTGCACGCGTCCACCCCCTTTCATTTGCCAGCAATAAGAACCTCGCCGTCAATCTCAAATCATTTTCCAGCTTCTCATTCTTCTCCTTTGCCGTAAGTGAGCCTGAGCCCTCCAGCTCAAAACTATATCTATTGTGGTACAGCAAATCTTCGTTTAGCTGATCATTGATTCAGGCACTAATCCCGGATAATCAGCAATGTTCATTTGCCCTGGTATCTGCTCCTTATCCTTCGGAACTTCGTTCCATTTGTTTTCCCATTCTACGCCTATGTAATCCAATACCTTACCCCAACCAAATCTTTCTCCGGTATCTTTGTCAACACAGCATTTGTACATCCAGAATTCCCATTCTTTTTCATTTCGATCTCGCAGCTTATCAAATCTATGTGGACGCTTCTCCATGTGGATTCCGAATCCACACATGCTGCATCCGGTACGCTGTGCATCCGTTGTATAAAGCATTCCATTATCGTCCCGATCTATCGTTCCGTATATCTCTGGAATGATGGTATCCAGTGGCTCGTATTCTTTGAGACTTCCGTCTTTATTTTTACCGTATGGCTGTTCATGGAATGCTGCTGCAAATATTTCAAGGTGTTCTTTGTACCACTTATCCATTTCAAGTGCTAACGTAAGAATGTCATTCCGCATGAAGGGAGCAAACGGCGCACTGCGGATTACTGTCTTACCAAAGTAGTTGCACCCATGATCTATAAGAGCCTCTTCTCTCTGGCCTCCCTCGCTTGCCATAAGTCCGAGGAAAGGACGGCGGTTATGCTCTTTGGCCCATTTGTCGCAAGGTTGTTCCTTCATGAACAAGCAACACTTGTTTGACACAAGGAAGTCCGGCATCTGGTAATTTACACCTTCATTCTCATTTTCATATCCACCAAACTTGTTAAGCCATTTCTGTGGCAGCTTCATTCGGCTGTTCTTCGCATAATGCCCTTGAGCTCCACATTCCCCGGTAATAATTGCATGGCGGACCGTTTTATTCTTCACCGTAGGGTGCTGCAGTGTATCAATGCGTCCAGCTATCTTTTTTGAGATGACCGGAAAACCCACTTCATTCAAAACAGCAACCTTACTCTTTCCAGGTGCTATGCTTATGATTCCCAAGGCTTTATGTACCCGTTGAATGCTCCGATCCTCCAAAGATGATACTGACACGGCAGGTACATCAATTCCAATGCTCTTAAGCCATAGATACAAAACTAAACTGTCAAGACCACCAACGCTCACATGGGCGTTCAGTCTTCTCTCGTCTAACTCTGATATAAATTCATAGGCCCTCTGCTCTGCCCGTTTTATCTTGACCTCATAGGGCAGATTCTGCATTGCTGTAAACTGTGCCTTCTTTTTCTTCTTTTCTGCCTTCCACTCTTCCGTGGTCAATCCTTTAATTTCCATTTTTTTGAAAGGAGCCGCTGCAGCTTTTATCCGGATAGCTCCGCCTCCTTTCTTATTCAGTTAAATATGGGTTTATTGTATTAACGCTGCTCTTACTGGTTGTGTACACGCAGAGCCATGGCAGCTATTTAAACGCATTCTCAGATGTGCGGATCACATGCTGGTGTACAGATGCAGACTATAGATTAAATAATCTTCCCGCCATGCTTATATGGCCTTGTCTTGTTGAATTCATGCTTTTCCAGAATGGCAGCTTCCAGATCAATCCCGTAATGATCGCACATATCCATTATCCGGATAACCGTGTCAGCAAGTTCGCTTGGTATACCCTCTGGTTTTCCTTTCTTCCCGTAATATGTTTCTGTTATGTCTACTCCGTCCCTGTATTCCTGCAAAGCTTCTGAAAGTTCACTATGACAAAGGGCGATTAATTCCCCAAATGTTCTTTCCTCTCCGCTCCACCAACCGTGGTTCCGGGCATTCTGGCCTACATCTTTTACTAATTCATTTATCTGCATTTTTATCTACCTCCTTAAACTCATATCCCGGAACGCTTATACATCTTGGCTGCCCTGGGACCGCCTTTATGATTCCAAGATCATTCATCTGCTGAATATTTGCGTAAACTGACTGCTTGCTATGCAGTCCCACTCCCTCGCCTATCTCCTGATATGATGGAGGGTATACATGGGTTTTTAGGTACTGCACGATGAAGTCTTTTATTTGTTTGTGCCGTTCCTTCATTGTCAATCACTCTCCGGCAATATTTTAACTCCAGTAACTCTGCTCAAAAATTCCCTTCCATCATCTGAAACATGGTACCAGTTATCACGGCTCTTTGTGGCAAATCCAATAGATACAAGGTGTTCCCACCCAGGCACATCACGTTCTCCTGTATTGAAATAATTTCTATATGGCTCATACTTCCGGTGTTTGGTTCCTGTAACTTTTCTATTTTCAAACCCGATAGCATGTTTCATATCATCAATTTGTTTGTAAGTAACATTTTCGTAAATCAAAATGCTTACCATTCCTATTCCTTTCTTACGCTCTCTGGCGCACGCTGATGGCTCAAATTCCGCTCATATTGCTATCTGTGACATTTCTATCGTCCGAGCCTATAAGCCGTTTAAATGGCTTAATAAATCAATCCCCTACGCTGGAAGAATATCTCCCGGTATGTAATGGCTGTTCGAACCGGCATCTGATTCCTTCCCCGCCGGGCCATATACTCCACCAGTGCCACGTTCCGCAGCTTTCTCACGATCACCGCGTCGTTGTCCTCTTTCTGCACCCGCCCTGGATTATCGTCTATTACCTCGGTCTGATACTTCACATGGTCTCCGACCTTAAGTTTGTCCTTCAATGCATCAATATCTTTTTGCCTGATAATCATGTTCACCCTTAATCACCCATCGTCATAAATTTCTTTTACCTTCTGCATTGCCTCTAATACCTCTTTTGCTTTTTCAAAAGCACTAGGTAACGTTATAGTATCCTTACTCATGAATTGCGCATATCCAGCATAGGTCACTGTTGGGACCATATCCTTGTCATAAAAGAAACACATGTCAAGGCTATCGCAAAACATATAGGAGTTTTTCACAGGGAACCCTCCTTTTTCGTAAAACCTCGTAGCAATTCTCTCGGCCCACGTTCCAGCGTCTCTTTTAAATTCCATATTCTTTATATGACTAGCAAGTTCGCATTGTTTCATAGCCTTCTCCAGTAAAGTAGTTCTTACACAAACAGGATATTTCATTCTAATTATCACCCCTTCAAAAGTTGTATTCGTATAAGTCCTGGTCCTCTATGTACCAATCATTTCCCCGCTTATAAATCCTCATGTTGTCAAGTTGTTCGTCTTTAACCTCCTGCCAAGCTGGAACTCGGCGGATCATATTGCGCATGTATTCCCGGCGGAGCTTGATCTCATCATCGGTCATCGGAATTCCCATGTGATGCTTTTCTCCCACTCGATGCCGGGCCAGCTTGCGTGCTCTTTCTTCGTCCATTTATCCTCCTTGCAGCTGTTGCAACACAAGAGCGTCATAATCTATCTCACGTTGCGGGAAGTTCTGGAATTGATTAGGCTTGCTCTTTGCCGGTCCGTTACTCTTAGGTTTTCTTGCCTGCATAATCAGTGTTTCAAATTTTTCCCTTAGTGTCTTGGTGCTTCGGATATTGGTTTTCCAGAATTGATCTGTTATAGCAAAGTTTAGAGCCTCCTGTATCTCTGCTTCCGTTCTATGATCAAGCCGTTTCATTTTTTCGATATGCTCGCACCATTTTACCTTAGCTGCCGTTGTTGCTGGCACCTTGGCTCCATTGAACTGGGAAACAACTGACTGAATCAACTTATCAACACACAGCATTTCAAATCCATCAGGAGGAAAAGTTGCTGATACCGGAACGGGATTTGCAACATCATTTTCTTTGCTCTCTTCTTTATCTTTATCTTTTTCTTTATCTAATTCTATATCTATATCTATTGCGTTACTTTGCGTTACTTCTGATGTTACTGTAACGTTACATGGTGAAGCGTTCTGTTTCTGTCGGTGTTTAGCCACTCTGTTTCTGGTCTGCTCTCTGATCTTTTCCAGCCCGTCAATGTTCTGGTATTCCTCCCAATTCGTGATTGATAGGGCTCCATTAAATTCTTCCACCATTCCAAGCTCTTTAAAGGATTTTATGGCAGATATCATGGTGTTTTCTTTATATCCCAGTTCGTCAGCCAACATTTTAGTGGTATATGGGATATTCCATGTAAGGAAAATCATCCCACCGGAATTGCACCGTCCAGCAACCGTAAGAAGTTCAACCCAAATCAAGGCTTTTTTATCTCCGTCCTTCTGACTCCGCAGGTGCTTGATCTTTCGGTTATTAAACATATCAACGCTTAACCGTATCCATTTAACATCGCCCACATCATCACTCCTGTTCTACGATCAAAACCTCAATCCGTGGGTTTTCCCTATCACAGTAAAAATCATCTGTGAATCCTACAACATACCTCCAACCATCGTCCTGCAGCACCTTACACTTGACAAGAGCGTCCTGAATTACCTTCCTTCCAAAGCTTGATACATTGTCATGATCTCGCCGCCTATTGGCCTCATACCAAGCGAATTTAAGTACAACAGGCTTTTCTATATGTAACCGTCTTAACTGCTCTTCAATGGCATGTTTGACGATTGCTTCGTTATCCTTTTTTATTTCATTACCCTTGTAATACATTGACTTGCCTTTACGGCTTATTGTTCTATTGGCCTTTGTGTATTCATTCATTCCGTCAAGCCGACCTTTAATAACAAGTTTGTATTCCATTAAATTACTCCTTTCTCCCCCGCCGCCCTGAAATAGCAGCGGAGGCTGTACCAATGGCATGTCGTGACACATAGACCTTTGGGATTCCTTTTATTGAAAGCCCGTTAAGGCTCACAAGGCTATAAGTAGCTCTTTCCGAACTCTAATATGAATTGTTGACGGGTTCCAATATTCTGCTCATAATATGTCTGAGCCATTTCTTTTAATTGCAAATCAGTTTCGTGGTTTCTATGTACTGCCTGAGGGCCGTTCCTATGATGCCCTCCGCATAACCATACCTTAAGTCCACGGTTCTCTGAATGTTTCTTTTTCGAAACGCCAAAAAAGATATGATGATCTTCAAGGCAGTTCATACAGCCGCAGATGTAACATTCCTTTGTATCCTGCAATACGCTTTTCACAGTTCAATGCCCCACTCTCTTTTCATTCTCTCCAACTCATCTGGCGTTGCAGTTTCTATACCCATCTCATGGCACTCACTTACGATACCTTCAATAAACACAGACATTTCTTTTGTATCGTAGGTGCTGCTACCAAAATAGCATTGAAGTTGGATTCCAGTCTGACCGGATACTGTGACCTCGCCTAAATTCTTAACTGTTCGCCATTCAGATATGACCCGGTCCACCACGCCCGGGCGGACTATGATGTGTGTAAAGACACCATACCGTCCGAGCATTTCTAAATATACCGACCACTTATCTGTGTGCTGATCTTCTGCTATCTTCTGCATAAGCACCCAGGAGTATGAGTTTGCATCACGGCTGCGCTTATTACGGAATATTTTAGCTGTGATCGTAAGGAGCTTATCAGTGATTGATTCAAGCTGTTTGCTGATATCTTCCATTGATTCAAAGGTAACTCTGAATCTTCCGGTTTTCCAGTCACGGGATATATCAACTATGTGTCCTCTAAACTCCACTTAGATCACTCCTTTTTATCTCCCCGTGGAAGACCGTTGCTTGCATTATCCGGTGGGATTGTTGCAGGATCGATGGGCTTATCTGGTTTGGATTTAAGAATTTTTATTGCACCGTTAAACTGCTCAAGCGTCATTACATCCGGTGCCTCTACGTTATACTGTTTGAGCAATGATTTTCTACTGATTCCAGTCCGTTTCAATTCCTTGTATATTTCGCCTACTTGCACCTTGGATAGCTTAGGAGCTTCTTTAGTCGGCTCCGGTATGTCATATTTTGTTTTGTCAGCTTGCCAGTACACATTTGCACCGAATCCAAGTTGCTTACAAGCTACTGATATAGCGTCAGTAGTTGCCATCTTGTAACATTCGTCTGATACATGTAAACCACTGGATTCCTTTGTTACAAACTTGCTGCCTCCAGTCCCGGATATAGGCTTAGACCATTCATCGCCAGATTTTATGTATAATTCAATGTCAACAAAAGCAGCCACTTCATTTCCAGATTGTTCTAACCATTTACGCACCGGGATATAATACCAGCCAAAACCGCAAGGCCCGAATTGCTCCGTAAGAACTTTAATCCGCCACATCGGGTTAATATCTGTCATGCCGCTTAAGCGACCACCAGATATCTTTTTTTGAGCTTCTACGGGAACCACTCTGACTTTCTTGTAAAGCTCTAAACCTTTCAAATTTATCACCTACACATTCTTTCGTTCAAAATAAAGTCCCAGGCTATTCATAGCCATTTCAAGTTCCTGCAGCTCCGCATCAGTTCCGACTACCGTATAAACTGCCTTGATAGATTCCGGCATAGTGAGCGGTGCGGCAGCGGCTTCATTAACGGTTGTGATTGCTTCTTTTACTTCTGCCCTGGCTGCTTCCTCCGCTTCTTTCCTGATCCGTTCTTCCTTGGCAATCTTCCGGCGTTCCTCTGCCTTTGCACGCTCAATCTCAGCCTGTATACGTCTCTCCTGCTCTGCTTGTAATTTGGCTTCTTCTCGCTTTAAAATCTCGGCTTTCTGAGCCTCATACTTGTTGATGTGGCCCAATGCCTCAGGTAGATTAAGCGTAGCCGAAAATATACGTAAGGCATCATCTTTTGCCTCTGAATTGCTGGCATCAATGGCCATCTTTCCGGCTCTTGCATTGGTAATAATTTCGGCCATTTCTTTTGTCAGAGCCTTAAGGCTTGTACTGGCATTAGTCCACTTATCCGACTTGATTTTATACAGAGGAAGGAAATCAACCATATCACCGATATTTTCATCATAGATCCTCTGGATATCGGTCTCGCGCTCTGCGATTCGCTTGTTTTCAAACTCATCGACCTGCTTGTTTATGTAATCAATAGGGATATCAAGTTTTGCAGAAAGGGCCTTGACCTTATCAGCAAACTTCTCATACGGTTCCATCCATAACTTTTTTGTAGTTTTAAGACTATCATCTACAGACTTCTTAGTTTTTCTGAGGTCAGCTACAGACTTTTTGGCAGCTGCTTTCTGGTCCTCTGTGAAAACAACACCGTCATACTCATGGGTGCGATCCTCTATCCATTTTTCGAAATCATCAAAATTCGCTGTGATCTCCATATTCCCCGTTGTTACATTCAGTTCCATATTGCTCATAATCCACTCCTATCTGGCTTCTGTTAGCCACTTTCATGTTAATCCTCGATTTATTGGTACATTCCTCACATGCTGCGCCGTCTGATTCTAGATACAGGCCGCACATGTCGCATTTATTGCTGTTCACACTTATCATCACCTTTTACCCAATTGCCGGAATAAAACCACTCAATAAATTCCTGCTGTTCCTCCGGCGTACCTTGTGCCAGTCTCTCCATGGCATACCGGAATGCATCTTCACTATTGACTTCGTTCCCCTGTTCTTGGAATATCCCCATGTACATCTTCATTACCTCCATCAGTGATAAGATACAGGCCGCAACTCAGTAGAAGCGATTTCAAGGGCCTTTATGTAGTTATCAATGCCCTGGAAGTCCCACGAATATACCGAGAAGTCAGGATCATTAAAGTCATTCCACCCTTTGTTATATACCTGTACTTGAGTGCCTGCAGTATGACCGTTAAAGCCAAAAAATGCAGTAGGGAGATTACCGGAAATTTCTTGCCTCCGTTCCTCTAGCCCATTAATATCAAGCACCAGATCAAGCAGCCTATGTAATCCTTCACGCTCGCTATGTTCAGTCCGGCGCCTTGCTACTATTTTCTTGCGTTTTCGATTATTCACTTGACAATCCTCCGATTCTCCCCATATAATTAGGGTTATAATTGATTTTTA